TATTAACCGCCGTTGCCTTTCTCGGTGATAAATTACCCGCCGTTGATACACTGAAAGATATTTCAGCAATGTATTCCCTGCCAGGCGAAGGTGGGGAACTAAGGGCTTATTCAGTAGAGGACTATGAACCGGAAAAAGATTATTCTGCTAAGATTAATATTAAAGCGTCATTAGATGCTCTAAGGGCTTTAGTTAAAGCAGGTAAACTTGGAAAGTTAAAAGAGAATCAGCTTGCCGACCCTTCCGCTATATGGTCAGGGGTAGGGGGTAGTTTTACAAGTTGCGTTAGCACCCTTGAAGGCAAGTCCGGCATAACGGATGCTAAGGCTCTATGTGCTTGGCTACATCACGAAGCCGAAGGCACTTGGCCTGCCGAAAGTAGTAAACAAACAAAAAATACTGAGGAGGACAATACAATGAATGAAGAGCAAAAAAAGGAAATGGAAGATCTAAAGGCTAAAAATGCCGAGTTGGAAAAAACTGTTGAAGAGAAAGACAAGGAGACGGAATCCTTTAAGGCTGAAATGGCTAAGAAGGAAGAGGCGGTGCGGAAGGAAAAACGGGATACTTGGCTGGAGAAGTATAGCACTGGTGATGACATCAAGATAGCCCCGGTGGAGAAGCCGATTGTTGAGTTCCTTATGGAAACCCTTGATAGCGGTAATGAGGATGTGAAAAAGCTATCACTGGAGAAAGAGGAACTAACCCCGATCCAGGCCTTTCAGAAACTCTTTGAAAAGAGAGCCGGGCTGTCCGGGATACTCCGGGAACTGTCAACCAGCGATGCTACTCACAAAGGTGAAGGGGCAATAGGTCTTGATGAGGAAGTAGCACTCTACATGAAGGAGAATGATGACAAGACTTACGCCGATGCGGTTGCCTTTCTACAAATGACCAAGCCCGAACTCTTCAAGGATTATGCAAGACCGGAATCGGAATAATCTTATAACGATTTCAAAGAGGAGGATTAATCATGTCACAGTATGTTGAAGGACTATACCGTAGTGGTGAGGCTGGTGACGATCTGAGTGGTAAGCAATATCATTTCGTTGAAGAACGAACTGAACATACCTTCCATCAGGCTTCCGCTACTACCGCAATAACAGCAGGGGTATTACAGAACAAACCAAAAAGCGGTGAACACGCCCGTGTAAAGTTTGCTGGTATATCAAAGGTATATGCTGGCGGAACTATCACGGCAAATGCCTTAATAACCAATAACGCATCTGCTGCGGCAGAAGTCGTTACTTCCGGGACTATCCTCAAGGGTAGAGCCTGCGGAGCCGTCGCATCTGGAGGTATATTCGAAGCCGAACTATTCTCAGGTGGACTTCAGAGAGCATTTACTGTTGTTAATTCTGATGTAGTGTAATTATTACATCAGCAATATAAAAGGAGGATAGTAAAATGGGAGAAGGAAGAGATTTTCATATAGATAAGGCTATCAGTAACTTACTGGTGGGTTATCTTGTTGAGGGCTCTATCTACGAAGAGTTATTCCCCGTTTTGCCCGTAAAAAAGCAAAGCGATCTATTCTATAAAATAGATAAAGGGGATTTCTTTAGGATACCGGAAACTGCGAGGGCTCCTAAGACCGAGCCTAACAAGATTGACTTTGCCACCTCCTCAGCCGGGTATTTCGCCGATAACTACGAATTGCAGAGTGATATATCCTGGGAGGATATGGACAACGCTGATGATGCTTTTAATCTGACTGTTAGTCATGCCGAGTTGGTTAAGGGATTGTTATTGCTGGACGCTGAGGATAGGGTTGCCCGTGCAGTAACTTCCGGCACGAATTGCGGGAGTTATGTAACTGCTCCGGCTTCTCTATGGTCTGGCCGTGCCGCAGAAGGCGACTCAGACCCTATCAGTGATATAGAGACCGGGAAGACCTTTATTCAGCAAAACACAGGCAAGAAAGCCAATGTCATTGTAGTTGGCTATCCTGTTCATACTCAGTTAATACAACACCCTCAGATTAAGAACAGCATTAAGTATGTGCAACGAACCACTCAGGCCAACATGACTAACGCACTTGCCGACCTTTTCGGTGTAGAGAAGTATCTTGTGGGCTCGATGATCAAGAATACCGGCTCAGAAAAGTTGGCAGACGCTATGAGCCATGTCTGGTCGCATCATTGCATTATTGCTCATACTGAGAAACCGAAAGGCCCAGGTATTCCGACTGCAACCGCCGGAATTACCTTTCGATGGAAGTCGCCCAAATTACCCGCTGCGTTTACTGCAAGATGGATGGAAGACGGAAAGATATACGCCCGGTCAGTTAGGGTAGGCACATATCAGGACGAAAAGATAGTTGCGACAGATTGCATTTATGCAATCCTGAATACTTTCTAATTGTCATGCTATATTATGGGGGCTACTTTTACAGGCTTATATTCCAAGAGGAGTAGCCCCCGCTGGATATAAGCCTTTTTATTAGTAGCCCCAACTTCTAAAGGAATTTATGAAGCACTACAAATACAGCATCGCCTTTTACATTAATGGTATGCCGTTTGACGGTTCTACACTTGAGACTAAGGATCTCGGAGGCTCTGAAACAATAGGGCTTCAAATGGCTCGCACCCTTAAACAACAGGGACATGAAGTAATCGTCTTTTCTAATTGCGAAAGAGAAGGCGATTATAACGGTGTTCAATATCTTAATGTTTCCCGCTTTCCTGAATGGGCTATTTATACCCCACATGATATAACAATAGTGCAGCGAGATCCGCAGGCGTTTAGTTTCCGAATAAACTCAAAGCTTCATATACTCTGGTCACATGACCTTGCTCTTAATAGATTCACCCCTCTTGTCCGGGGAACATTATGGAATGTAGATCAAGTATGGGTATTGAGTGAGTTTATGAAAGACCAATATAAGGAAGTATATAAACTGCCCGATGAAGCATTTAAAGTAACAAGGAATGGCATTGACCGATACCTTTTACCTGCTCCCCGGCCATTAGAACAGAGGGATAGAAACAAAGTTATTTATACTGCCAGGCCGGAGAGAGGCATGGATATAGTTCTTGAAAAGACCTTCCCCCGCCTTTTGGAAAAACTACCTAATTTGAAATTGTATTTAGCTGGATATGATAACAGGGTTCAGCATTTAGCAGGGTTATATAACAAGATAGATAACTTGATTGCGGGACTTGGTGATAAGGTTGTTCACCTGGGAGCATTGAGAAAAGAAGATTTATACGAACACTACCGGACATCAATGCTTTATTTATACCCTTCCGATTTTGAGGAAATATCTTGTATTACTGCGATGGAGTGCATGGCAGTCGGTTTGCCGATGGTAGGGTCATTCCGGGCTGCCCTCCCGGAAACTCTTGGCAATCAGGCAGGGAAGTTAATTTGGGAAGATGATGCACGGGGTTCTGAATATCAGGGTAGGTTCATTACTGAATCATTAGAGCTATTGACAAATGAGGATAAATGGAAGGAGAACTCTGCGGCCGGGTATGAACGATCTAAATTATTTGGCCTTGAATCTTTAGGGCAGGAATGGTCAAAATTGTTTGATGAATATTTTGAAAATGCAACTAAGGATAAAGTCAGACTTGCTTATCATTTTACAAGACGAAGTGATATTATAGCTGCGAAAGCTTCGTTGGAAAAAACCAATGATATTAGAAAGGGTAGGCTATCAAAGCGGCTAAGAAATCAATGGCCCTTCGTTTATGATTATAAATATATCGAGAATGAGGAAATAGCAGCTAAGAAATATCTTGGCGAAGTTGGTGATACCCTCCGCCCTCCGAACCCTCCCCGTTGGCCTGCCGTTAAAAGGTGGCTTGAGGGGCATCCTAAAGTTAAAAACATTCTTGACATCGGTTGTGCTCAGGGGGAATATATCGGAGCTATCCTTGACCTTGACGAAAAGTATCATGTAGATGGCTTTGATATATCGCCTTCTATGGTTAACAGTTCCTTGAAAGTTTTAAAAGATAAATATTCCAAAGATAGATATACAGTAAGGGTAGCGGATATATTAACAGAGAAGTATCCACATCCTTGCTATGATTTAGTTTTACTAATGGAAGTGCTTGAACATACCCCGGAACCCTGGAAGCTTGCCGATGCTGCCGAGAAATGGTTAAAACCCGGAGGGATTATTTTGGTAACGACTCCGATGGGGACTTGGGAAATGTTCACATATAGAAAGGACAGCAAAAGGGAGCATATATGGGAACTTGAGAATTGGGATATAAAAGGAATGTTCGGCCATAAGCCTAATTTCCAAAAGATGATTATTCCTGGTTCGATTTCCGATTTAGATGGTGTAGCGTTGGGGTGGTATTTTTACACATGGCAGGAAGGTGGTGAACCTGCAAAACCTATTGATATGGATCGTAAATTGTATGTGCAGAATCCGAGGCAAACAATATCAGTTTGTATGATAGTCAAAAATGGCGAGGATATGTTGAGGCGGTGCTTAAAAAGTGTTGATTGGATTGCCGATGAGATTATCGTTGCTGATGATAATTCTACTGATAGCACCAGAGAAATATTAAAGGGATATGCAGACATGGTTATTGATGGGCTGAGTCCCGTAGAGGTAGGGTTTGACGAAGCCCGGAATAATAGTATTAAATCTGCCCAAATGGACTGGATATTATGGATTGATGCCGATGAGGAGTTATTGAGAACAAACCATATTGATAAATATCTGAGGGAAAATATATTTAATGGCTATGCAATCCGGCAACATCATTTCTCTACAAATCCCCCTAATGCCTTTCCGCCCGATCTGCCTGTTAGATTATTTAGAAACAATAAAAGCATTAAGTTTTTCGGTGTTGTTCATGAACACCCTGAAATAGGATTAAATAAAAGCGTTGGTGATGTTACTCTATTAGGTGATGTAGAGATTGCTCACGATGGTTATTTTACCGAGGAGGGGCGGATAAAAAGATTTCATAGAAACTTCCATCTTATGATTAGGGATAGAGAAAAATATCCCGATAGGGTGCTTGGCAAATTCTTAATGGTTAGGGATTGGGCTCACCTTGCCCGCTATAAATTACAAGCTAATAGAGGTCAAATGACTGAGGAAATAGCCGGGATATGCCATAATGCTATTAACCTTTATAGAAAAGAATTTCTTGGCAATGGTTGTAATATCAGATGGATGATTGACGGGTTGCCTTATTACTCGGAAGCCGTAGGCTTTCTCGGCCTGGGTATCAAGGCAAAAATAGCAATGGATATAAAACCGGATAACCCCGATCCTTCTAATAACTTTTTAGAGGCAAGGTTTTTAAATCCAGATGATATTAAGGCTTTTACGAATGCTTTGATTAATGACATGAGTAACCCCTGGATGGGGAAATATGTTTAAGGGGAATTAAATGCCTATAACTTATCCGGTATCATACTGCACCGTTGATAATATTATGAAGATAATAACAAGAATCAACTCTTCTAATATTACCAGTGCTGATATTTATTATCACATAGGCAGGGCGGAAACTTATGTAAATGCAAAGGTAGGCAAAGTGTATCCATTGCCATTTACTTCCAATATACCAATAATTCAAAGCTTGGCAGAGGATATGTCAGTCTATTATATTGCCCGGCGGTTTTTTGTTGATCAAGGTGTAGCGGAATCGGATTGGGTAGACGGATTCAAGGAAAATGTAGATGAGGTATTGACTGAAATAGTCAGCGGGAATTTACCATTAAAGACTGATAGCGGTGATACAGTAGCCTTACCAGCAAATATGCTTTATAGTGATACGATGGGCTATGCCCCCACTTTTGACCATAGAGATGAGACAGAACAAAGGATTGATCCTGACCGCCTTGAAGATGAAGAAGATACGGCGGAATAACAAAGGAGGATGTAATGAGATTAAGAGGTAGAAAACCAAAAACAGAAAAGAAGGTTAAGAGTGAGTCGAAAGATGAGATTGTGGCAATGACAGGGAAGGGCGGAAAGGTAATAACGCTGCGAAACGAATTTCATAAGACTGAGACAGCTATTAATGTGTCAAGGGAAGGTGTTGGCATATTAAGTAAAAAAGAAGTTGAGACGATAAAAGATAAACTTTATAATGGTGGCTGTAATTTTTGTGGTAATGAATTGGGAATGAGGGGTCATCAAGATTTTGTTTATCGGCTCGATCCCGTAGAAGACGAAGGAATACAAATCACTGTTATTGAATAATGCAACCAATAACCTCTATTACCAACATAGAACTATCCAGCTTGTGTAATAACAAGTGTCCTTATTGCCCTAATCAGGTTCAAGGCAATTACAGGGATGTTGGTTTGATGACATTGGATATATATGAAAGGACTTTGTATTGGTTGGATAAGTTGGTTGAACAGGGAACTCAGTTAGAGCAGTTGAATTTATTTGGCATTGGTGAGCCTACTATGAATCCGGCCTTACCCCGGATGATAAGAATGGCTCGTGAAGTATTCCCGAATCCGGGTATCTTGCATTTTAACACTAATGGAAAATTGATGACTGAGGACTTGGCAATAGCTTGTAGAGATGCGGGGATAACAAGTATTGATATTACTGCACATGATGCTAAGTCAACAGCAAAGACAGTAAAAATATTCAGAAAGGCACATATCAAGTTTAATTGGAATATTGATTATGCCGTTTATCCTAATAATTGGGCGGGGCAAATAAACTGGACTGATAATGTAGATTATGAAATGAACTGCCCCTGGCTTGGCCGGGGTGAGGTGATGATTATGTCTAATGGTGATATAACAACCTGTTGCCTTGATGCCTTCGGTTATGGGATAGTAGGCAATGTATATCAAGATATGTTTAAAATGAGATTGAAGCCTTTTAAATTATGTGCAACCTGTCATCATATTATACCTGAGAGGATGCAAGAGAATAAGATAATTATGCCTAATGTCGGGGTGGTTCATGCTTGATATTGATGTTAAAGGCACAGACGAATTAGCAAGGAGCTTCCGGCAGATACAGAAAAAGGTATCTAATCATAAGGTGCTTTATAAAAGAATTGGAATTAAGATATTAAAATTCGTTGATGATAATTTCAAGGCCGAGGGTAAAGAAAATAAATGGAAGGAGCTTAGTAAGCTAACCATTCAAGCGAGGCGGAAAAAGTCATCTAAGATATTACAGGATACCGGGAAACTAAAACAAAGCTATGCTTATCAAGTAGGGGGGCGAAGTGTAAAGATAGGATCGCCGTTAGAGATTGCTAAATACCATGAGTTCGGCACTAAAGGTTATCAGATAGTTCCTGTAAAAAAGAAAGTTCTTTTATTTGGTGTAAATCCTGCCGAGAGATCTCATCTTGCAAAAGGTGCAGGCAGTAAAGGAGAAAAGGGGAAGGCAATATTTTCAAGAGGTGTTACCCATCCTGGATTAGTAAAAAGGCCGATGTTGCCCTCAAAGAATTTAGCCTTGATGATGTCAATACAAGTAGCTGATGGATTCGTAAAAGAGGCGATTAAATAATGGCAAGGATAGATTACTATTATTTAGAACAGCTTATAAAAACAGGGCTGGAGACTGGACTCGGTAGCACTGTTACAGTTGAGATTGAGCCTGAGAATATAGCTGCCGAACAATGTCCCTTAGTGGGAATATATTTAACAGGTAGAGAGCCATTTGAAACACAGCCGATTGCCGCAGGCACGATACAACGATATACAATAAGGATCGAGCTTTGGTGTTGGGAGTGTAATCTTGATAAGCAGTTGGCCTTTGAGCATAGAGACGATTTAATAGGCAATACCGAGATAGCTATAATGGAACAGAGGGCAGCGAAGGGAATCGGTCAATACGGTTTGCGATTATTAGGTGGTGAATTTGAAAGCGGTCGGGAAGGAGTTAATTACTTAGCAGGCGGTAGTGTAATTGTAGAACTTGAATATGATGCAACGATATAATGAGCTTGATAGATATAAAACATATTGCTGATGAAGTAAGGAAAATAAATTATATTGAAATAGATAAGCTATGTAGTTTTATATATGATGTAAAGATATGTTGGGGTAATTATAAAAATGATGATTACTTGCCGAGGTTATTTGACATACTCAAGGATATGCCCTTGCCGATATTACTGAAAGTCGCTAATATTATAATTGATGCTAATAATCAGGAATTGGATTATTTCCTAATCAGGATATTGAATGAAGATAAAAGGATTAGCGAATGGATAAGTAGTTATAGGGCAAGAGGGAAACCGGAACTTGCCGAGTTTATGAAAAAACTATTAGCCAGTGAGGGTGTCAAGGAAGCCATTGCGGAAATTGGTAATGAGGGATTAGGGGAAATACTTATCGGACATTACAGTAGGCAGAAAGAATTAAGCCCGGATGATTTTAGAAAGGATAGAAAATTACAAAGGAGGACAGAATGTATATTGAGGTAATATGGATTGGTGAATCGGGATGGAATCCTGACGTCGGTAATGTGGAAAGGGGCAAGCTAATAGTAGTTACAACTGAGTTTGCCGATAAGCTTGTTGAGCAAAAGCAAGCTAAGTTTAAAGATAAAAAGAAAAAAGGAGGTAAATAGTTATGGGAACTGGATATGGTATACTTGGATTTTTTGGGTTAGCTCATCAGAGTAGTTATGGGGCTTCGGCACAAGCAAGTGCTGAATTTTTCCCTTTCATATCTGAGAGCATTACTACAACAGTTGAACAGCTTATGGAGGAGGGTATTAGAAGGCGGTTAGGGGAGCCTCCCAGTCAAGTCGGTCTTGAACAGACTGCCGGGGATGTAGCAATGGAGGTGCATCCTTTAGGAATCGGACATTTCCTCAAAGCCGTTTGTGGGATAAATACTTCAACTTATACTGCCGATTCCTGCACTACCCATGATTTTATCCCGCAAGGTTCTGATTGGAATGCCAACGAACCATTACCCGCAATTACAGGGCTTATGCACAGGGGATTAGGTAGCACCTGGGAATTGACGGATGGGGTAGTTAACAGGCTGGAGTTTAATATCGTTGGTGGGCAGATGTTAAAAGTTACTGCGGGTATGATGTTTAAAACCTCTTCACTTAGGGCTGAACCGACTCCTACATTTGCCAAGCTTGATCCCTGGTTCTGGAGTCAAGGATCAGTAACAATAGCCACAACCCCGCATTCCCATATTGATGAGATGACAATCACGATAGACAATCAGATCGAAGGTCAAGCGAATCTGAATGCCACAAAGCGGATAGGGCGGTTTGTCAGAACTGGGTATATTATGGTTAGAGTTACTGGGTCAATGGTGTTTGAAACACAGTCATCTTATCTTGATTATATTGCCGGGACTGAAAGGCGGTTACTACTTAACTTTAGTTCATCGGTTGTCAGTTACAATACACTACTTTTTGATATTCCTAAAGTCCGCTATGAGACATATCCGCCTGCAATAGCTGGCCCCGGAGTAATCAAGGTAGGATTTACAAATCGTGGTGTATATGATGAAAGCTCTAACTACGCTATTAAGGTAAGTCTGGTAAATACAAGAGTGGCTTATTAACAAAGGGGGCTTTATGGATTTATCCACTCAGCAAGAGTATATCCCTACATGGAAAGGGAATGATAAGTTACCGCCTGAAAAGCAGATTAAGACTAAATTGACAAGCCTATCAGTTGAGCTAATCCATGATGTGGAGCCTATCTATGAGGAGTTGTGTGATGAGAATAGGAAGTTAAAAAAAGGCAAGGCTAATGAGTTTTACAAACGGGTTTGTGTGCCGGTATTTAAGAATCAATATGTTGAGTTAAAAAACCTTTTCATTAACGGTAAGGAGGTAAATGCAGAGGAAGCGGCGGGGATAAATAAGTGTGTATTGCTGGTAATGGAAGTTGTAAATCAATTATTCACTATATCTTATCTATCCGAGGAAGACGAAAAAAACTTAGAAGGGGTGTCTGGAATTTCCTAACCAAGCACCCCGTTGACCCCGCCATAGGCCAGCTTATCAAAATCAGTCGTTTATGCTCTGCTTGGTATTCTCAACCCACCGTTAATAGTCAAGGCAAACCAGCTTATATAATGGAATATAGATTAATTATGTATCCCAAGCCCGGCGGTCTTTTTGACCAGCCTAATAAATTAATTGAAACTATAAATGTATGCTTAGAGGAGTTAAGAGAATGGCGGCGAAAAATGCAGTAGAAATTATAATCAGTGCTAAGGATCAAGCCTCGGCAGCTATTAATAAAATCGGTAATACACTAAAAGTCGGCTTGAAGGTCGCTGCTGTTGCCGCTGCTGCTGCTATTGCTGCCTTAACAGCGGCGATGGTAAAAGGTGTTAGATTAGCTCAGGTTCAAGAGAATGCCGAGTTAAAGCTTGCGGCTGCTCTACGATCCACAGGTATGGCTACTCAGGAGAACTATCGCCATTTAACTCAATATGCCTCCGGTCTGCAAAAGGTAACTAAGTTCGGCGATGAGGCTACATTGCAGGCTCAGGCATTGTTAATGCAGTTGGGTAATTTAAGGGGGGAGGGGCTTGACAAAGCAACGATGGCCTCGGCAGACTTTGCCTCAGCTCTTGGTATGACTATTGAGCAGGCAGCAATGTTAGTGGCAAAAGGTGCTGAGATGCCTTCAATGCTTTCCCGGTATGGTATCAGGATTGATGAGAATATTCCAAAAGGCGAAAAGTTTAATGCTGTTCTTGCCGAGATACAAAAGAAATTTGGGGGATCTGCTCAGGCAATGGTTAACAACTATTCCGGGCAAATGGCACAACTAAGCAATACTGTCGGGGATACATTTGAAAAGTTCGGTTCACTTATTACCAGAAATACAGTTGTTATTGCAGGCATAAGAGGTGCAAAGGAAATATTTGAAAAGTTAGGTGAGGCAATAGAAGATAATAGAGAAGAGATCCTTGAATGGGTAAAAGATGCGATGGTGAATTTACTTGAAGCGATTAACAAATCATTGCCCGCAATAGATTTTCTAAAAGATGCTTTCTATCGTGTATTGGTTGTGATAAGAGTTGCTAAGGGAGATATAGAGGGAGCATACCAAGCCCTTGCGGAAGTGGACAAACCGATTGAGGCAGTTGGGAAAATACAAGAAGCAATAGACGGGCTTACTGAAAAACTCAGAAACACAGCAGCGGAATCTACCAATGCTGCCGAAACCCTGATAAATAATCAACAGGCAGTATTAGAAGCATCTTGGGAAACCGCCGAGGCACAGGCTGAGATAGAAGAAAATAGGGCATTAATGACTGAGCTTGCTGAAAAGAGAAAGCGGGAAGCGATTGAAACCAGTAAGCAAGCTGAGATTGAGAGGCAGGCAATCGTATCCGCTTCCTTTGATCTTAGTATTACAATGATGAGGGCAGCGGGAATAAAGGGAAAGGCTATCGCCCTTGCTTCGGCAATAATAAATACTGCAAAAGCGGTAACACAAGTATTACCTAACATACCCCTTGCTGCTATAATAGCTGCTAAAGGTGCTGCGGAAGTAGCAATTATTTCGGCTCAAAAAATGGCAAAGGGCGGTATCGTTACTGCACCTACATTAGTGCTTGCAGGTGAGGCTGGCCCGGAAGCCATCGTGCCATTAACGGATAGGGATCGGGGAGTAGGGGGAGCCCTTGTTTTTAGAGGCGAAATAAATGTTGCAACTGCCGATAAAATGTCTGAAATGACAGACAGCGAAATTGATGATATGTTAGAAAAGCAATTACTTCCCGGATTAGATAGATTAGCTCGCCGGGGAATAACAGTTACTTCGTAGAGGATATTATGCCAATATCATTAGCGAGCCCGGTTAATTCAAATCATTATTTGAGTGGCACATATACCAGTGGATTATGTAATGGGTATTTACAAAATTCAGGCACACCAACAAGAAACACCTCCCCTGCTTATATAAGGCGTGGGGATTATAGTCAGAAATTTCAAGCCCTGGCGGGTTTAAATGGTGCTTTAATTAGAGTGGACAGTTCAAGTGTTATTGATAGTGTTGTTTCGGGACAAAATGTAAGGTTCCTTGTTGAAGCTTATGTTATGTCGGGTTATATTATGATTTCCGCTGACGGCATAGCTGGATCTACGGTAATATATTCCTCAACGGTTGATGCAGGATGGATAACTGTTAATACTACTTTCCCATGTATGCAAAATTCGTTAGGCATTAGGGTATTCGCCACTAATAGCGGTGATACTTATTTTCTCGATGTCTGCCGGGTAGAACCTTATGTTGAAATAAAACCTGAATATGATTTTGAATTACAAGATAAGGTTAATCGTTCCGAGAAAAGAACATTAAACGGCACTCTCTATTCCTATCAGTTTGCGAAATGGAATCGTTGGGAAGTGCCTGTTAGTTTTGTCAACTCTTATGATAGGTCTTTAGTTAACAGTTGGTGGGAAAGTCAGAGAATATTATATTTTTATGATGAGGATCACACGGCTTTTCCAAGTAGTTATTACATAGTAAAGCTGATGAATAAAACATCACCTTTCGATAAATATCAAAAGCCTTATTTCTTGCAAAAGTTTCGGGGCGATTTAATATTAGAAACCTTATAAAGGGGGTAGCAATGAAGAAAGTCATCAGTCTTTGTGTGGCCGTTATTATCTTAACGGCAAGTATAGCTTATGGTGAAGAAATTGTTAATGAGGAGAATCCATCTAATTGCATTCATAACGGGTTAACCCTTAAAGAATGCCAGATGAAAATAAGTAAACCACAGGCATTTACATTGCTTGGTTTTTATTTTCTTCTCGGTGGCCTTCTGATTTATACAAGTCAAAAATAATAAAATGCTATCTGTAACTTCCCTATTCAATAACGAATGCCAAAAGACTATACCGTCCAGTCCGGCGGTGCGATTTATTATAAGCAATACCGATCATTCCGATCATGTGCTTAAATATCCCACAATAAAAAGGCGGGTAGATAAACTATCCGCAGGCGATATGACAATAGGCTTAGCTAATCATTTACAGGAATATAATGTGATATTAAACACACCGGAAACTTATATTTATAATTATCCCGGAAGGGTGAAATTAGGATTTTCAGATGGTGTGGGTAGTGAGGATTTAATTACATTATACGAAGGCAATTTAATAGATGTCTCATATAAAGGAGTTGAATGTAGTATAAAGTTTCAGGATACTATTGAAAGGCTAAAGAAGCAAATAATAGGCACAAGCCAAGAATGTATAGGTCTTCATTATGTGGGAACATATTGCCTTAATCCAGCGGAAATGTTTGCAGCAATGATCAATTCACATAGCACCGAAGCCTTTGGCACAATCGTTAATTGTGCAGCGTGGGCATCATGGAAAAATGAATGCGGATCGAGAAGTTATCAATTAAGGGGTTCTTCAAAGGGAGAATCAATATTAAAATTAATGGATAGAATAAAGGAATTGACGAATACTATATTTTCAGTAGAAGAAAATAAAATATATCCTTCGATAATGAGCATTACAGCCAGTGCAGCGACTTATACCGAAGAACAAATATTCCCCTTGCCTAAATTGGAAATTGAAACCGATAGAATGGTTAATAAAGTTGAATTGCTATTTTCTCCCAGTTATTTATCAGAAGTTGATAGTAAGAGTTATAGCACCTACGGAGGACATGAAAAATATTTTGATCACACCGAAGGCAAGTCTCAAATGTTTTTAATATGGCCTGACTTGGGAGTGGCTTATCGGGCTGGAGGCATAGCATTTGTTTCGGATTTTTTAGGGAAATATAGCAGACCACTAAAACATTTAGAAATAGAAGTTGGTATGATGGGATATAGACATCAGATGAATGACCGAGTGTATGTATCTCTTGCAGTTGCTTCCTTAAACAATGAAGCTTTTAGAGTTGAGGGAATAGATATAAAACCGGATAAGGGCAGAACTAAATTAGATTTATTTGAAGATAGAATTGCTAAGTATTCAACTTCTTTTAATCCTTTTTATTCCACTATGAGTGATCCATTACATGAGCTTGATAGCTGGCACGATATGAACCCATCCGGTTATATCAATGGTGTTGTGCGTGCTGCCGTAATATTCGCAGGCAATGAAGTTTTGCTCAGTCCTGATGCAAGCTCTGGTTGTGTAATTCAAAGAAATGTAATAGAGACATCGGCGGATTCTATACAATGGGTTAAGCATAATATATGTAAAGTAACAACAGGAACAGATGGGCCACTTACTCGGATAGCAAATCAAAATTTTAGCATTCAATCTTATTTAGTATATTATCAGAACAATGGATACATATATGCAAGGAATGGTGCAGCCTGGGTATCCACAGGAGTTACTTTCGATCCAGATAAAGGTGAGGAAATAAAATGCAGGATAGATTTCGGCACACAGAAATGGGGTATATTTATTGATGATATGAATACAGCAAAAGTTAATTGCATGACTATACAAACTTCATTAGGGGATATAGCAGGATTTCAGATAGCTCAACCTAAAGCAAGTGGTGATGCCATCCTTGATAATATAATTATTAGCAATTTCAACCCGGATAAGGGAGCATAATGAAACGCTTTATAGTGGATACTGTAATTGAAGACCAAGAAATAGATGGTGATATTTCGCAGAGTATTAAGCCTGCTATTATTCCGCCCGGAATAATTTACGGTGTAGAATATAGCGATGATAAAAAGAAAGCTATCTTGTCTATTGAAGATAGTGTATTTTTAGAATATCCAGATTTGCTTATCCAGTTAAAAAATAATGAAATTGAAGGGGAAGAACTAAAAGTAGAAGCCGGGAATATATGCTCTCAATTCAATGTTGATATACTTGATAAAAAGGCAGAATTAACAAGGGGAAAATATTTTACAGATAAGTTTATGTGTATGTGTTTCCGGCTCGCACAGAATATCGAAGGTTTATTTTTCATAATCAACTCGGTAAAATAAAATGATAGATAGAAAAATAAAAGACGGATTTGAAAAGGGAATATTAGAAGGGGTTACAAGGGATTCCCGAAGGTATAATGCTGTAAATATTATTTATCAGTTTAATATCGTAGGGGATAACGGCGGATCGTGGACTGTTGATTTAAGCACTAAGCCCCCAACAGTTAAGGGAGGGGCTTCAGACAATGCTCAATGTATAGTTACAATCACTGAGCAAGTCTGGTTAGATTTATTAGCGGGAAAACTTAACTATCAAGAGTTGCCTATAAGTGGAGATCTAAAGATAGATAACGTTTTGGTTTTATCAATAGCGATAGAGAGATAATGAAAGATGCTCATATGGTTATCGGCAAAGAAGCTTTCAAATCAATGCCTCAAGCCGACCAGAATTATACCATCTACCAAAATCTGAATAATCTTGAACAGAGAATTTATGCCCTTGAACATAAGAATTGGTTTGATAAAAGTAAATCGTTTCTCGGTGGTATAACGGGAGGAGTCTTGACAATAATTGGTATTAAGTTCGGAGGCTTGGAATGAATCTACCTCCCTTCCTCATGCGTAGAATAGCTATTAAAAGGGCATGGACTCTTTTGGATTTACCTTACTCCTGGGGAGGGGACGATCCTATCGCTGGCTTCGATTGCTCAGGCTTAATAATTGAATTGCTTAAATCGGTTGGCCGACTTCCTCGGAAATTCGATTGCAGAGCTAAGGACTTATTCAATATGTTTCCTAAAGTGGATAAGCCCCGATCCGGTTGCTTGGTATTTTACGGTAAAGAAGAAATTACTCATGTAGAGTTCTGTATAAATAGATGGCTGGCAATGGGGGCAAGTGGGGGCGGGTCAAAAGTAAATGACCGATTGACTGCTATCAAATATAATGCCTTCATTAAGCTAAGACCTATCAAGAGGGATAGACGGATTATAGGGTATGTAGATCCGTTTAGGTAATAACTTTATAATTATTTCATTATTTTTAATATTGTTGTTGCCTCTCTATAATTATTACCTATCTCAAAATTCAATGGCTTAATTTCTATTGCCCTTTTTGTTCCCATTACTATAAGAGCAATAACAGTATAAAAATGACCTGTTAATATTCTACGATAAATATCTTCCTTAATAGCACCTTCCAATCCATCTTCATGAGTTCCAAAAACTATATTCTCCATTTTGCCTCCTTCCTAAAACAATACCCCCTGAGCTAACTCCTCTCAACTCTCCTCCTCAGATTCTCCAGCATATCCAGGGCGGCAGGTTTACTGAATAAACTTATTACCCCGATAAGGGTATTCTTATATATATGATATTTACCCTTGCATTTATCACAGTGGAATTTAGACCAGGGGCGATTTTGCTCTACCATTTTATCGCAGTTCGGGCCAAAACATTGGATATTCGATTTAGCCTTTTTAGGGGTCATGATACCTCTCTATGATTTAGGGTTCGCCTGGTGAGGGGAACCGAGCTAATTAATGCGTTAACGCATTATAAAGGCTACTTTTACCCTACCTCTCAGACTCATATTTAACCCGTTTTTCACCCTATACCTCCAATCTCAACTGCCCTGTAAAATTCCTTCTGCCGGCACTCTCTATTTTTGACGCTCTTTTTAATATATTCAATCCCCTACTCCTGAGAGATCTCACCACTTCTTTTAGCTCCTCGGCATCGGTTATGATATAATAGCCGGATGGGAATCGAGTGGCCGATCCAATCGGCATCCCATGTTTTACGATAAGGGCCCTAACGATTTTCCTAACTTTAACCTCAGAGATATAATCCCCATTCAATCGGATCTGCACACACCTTGTCAGGATAGGCACAGAGATAGCGGATTCCCGGCCTTGATGATTATCTATCTCATCAAAGACGATTCGCTCCTCCCTACTAAATCTTTCTTTTAGAAACCAAGTCATGGTTTTATTAGATTTATAATCTTATCCTTTTCCAGACTTTCAGGGGATAAATCTATATTACACTTATCCTTATTTGCTACTAAATTACCTCCCGCTTTTATTAACAGACTATTCAAATCAATAGTATTCCTATAAAAACCAAAAAGATATTCAAGGCTATTCTTAACAAATACTGAATTTGAAGAAGTTATTGACCTGCCAAGATAAGTTTCCGCAAAATAAAACCTACATTCATTAGTTGTCGTTACCAATAGCCCTAACAGTTTTTGCTTTTGGTCAATCTTTGTTTTAGCAATAGACATCACATTGTTTGGGTTAACCATATAATTCTCTTTAAAATTCCTTGCTTGCTCTTTTGCTACAATTATCTTGAAGGGAACTTCCACATCATCGTCATAATTATAATAATTCACAAAAAGGATATATGAGCTCATAATCTGCTTTCTGATATAGAATAACTCGGTTGCTCCTTTCGGCTTTGGGGCGTTTGTTATGTCCCCGGAAAATAAAATATTTCTATCTTCTGTTCTATATACAGAATCCCATCCGATTTTCATTTCATCATTTACCATAGACAAATCCAGGTCGATCATATTTCCATCTACATTTTCCCAATGAATACCAACAATCATATCCTTCGGTATTGAGACATAACTCCCGGAAGGAAAATCACCAGTAAACTGCTTCTCTGTTGCGGGTAGCGTGTAAGTTATATACTCAGGGATATAGATTTTCTTGCCCTTGATATTCGCTTTCATATCCTCAACTATCGAATCCATAACAACATCCAATATCTTTTTCGCCATAGCTTTTTTCTCAAAACTAAAATCCGTTGCATATCCCTTTCCGTTCCTTATCCTATAAAGGATTGAATCAACATCTTTCGTTCTAAATTTCAAAGCATAAGCCAATCTTATTTTTCTAAATGTATTTACTCTGCTTAACTCTTCCTCCAGTTTATTCTTTTCTATCCTTTCCCCTTTCTTAATCTTAGCAGTAACCTCATTAAGATAATCCTCTCCCATTGGCTTATGATGTGTTTTAGCAAACCTCCTTATTTTATTTATGGTAGGACTCATTGTTCTATCGGCTTTGAAGGCAAGGAAAAGAGGCTTGAACCTTAAAAATATCTGAGCTAAGTTTTCCAATCCGTGCTTCTTTTTATATTTCTTAAACAAAGGAAGAACACTTGAACCTTCAGGCTCCTTGATTCCCTCTATAGTAGCCTTATCTTTGATTAGAAGTGTTTTGCCTGTGCATTTATAAATAACATATCTTAAAAACTCGATGGGGTTTTCCGGGAACAGTTTTAGGTAATCGTAAAGAGCTATCTTTACCTCTTTATTTTTTATATTATCTATATCTTCTTCGTCTATCCCAACATGAGTGGCAATATCAACAACATCATTTATAGTCTCTTCTCCGAGGGCTATCCCTGATTGAAGCAATGATAGCAACTTTTCTTTTAATTCTTTTTTCGTATAACCCTTGATGACTGTAAGCTGAATCCTATCTATCTCAATATCCGGTATATTCAATGCCTCCTTTGGGATATAGATATAGTTTTCATTTTGGATTTTATTCGATTCAAAGTCAGGCAATTCGATTATTTTCTCTGCCAGATTATCTACTCCCCATTGCTCCTCTTTTTCTATTAGATATTCTTTAGGCTGTTCTTTCCCATAAGTAGTTAAATAATGTGCTATTTGTTCAACTACCAACTGTTCTAAATCCGCCTCCTTAATTTTCTGCCAAGACTTATGAAAAGACTGATTCATTTTCTCGGCAGTTAGGCCGACCTCTTCTTCTATGATTTTAATTAATTTTCTTAGTTCCTGCTCTGTATAATTATAAGCTACTTCCGAAGAAAAGATGAATCCTCTTTTTATAGTTTCCTTCATCAGCTCCTTACTCGGATTCTTTTTTTTCTTTGATTTTATCTCAACCGCTTTGAACAACCTTACCATCGATTTCATCTTGAACCTCCTTTATAAATTAAGGCGGGAAGTAATTGGCAAATTTTTATAGGAACTTCCTTTGCCTTATTAAACCTTTATAACTTTCTAAATAAATGAGGCGAGAAGTAATTTTGATTTCAAGTCAAATTAATAGGAACTTCTTATGCCTCGAATTTTAAAAAGCGGGGAGTAGATATATGCAATATTAATAGGAACTCCCTGTGCTTTTATAGTAATTACAAATTCAATCCCCCAGGGCTGGCGGAGACAAGTCCCCTACAACCAGCCCTGAGTAATTCAGTTGGCCCGGCTACCCCTCAGCTATACACTCCCTATCCCACCGGGCCAGGAGGAAATAAGCAACCTTCTTGGTATCCAAGCGTTTACTCATTTTCGGGAGGTTCCATCCCTGGGTGAGGATGGAAAGCCTACTTGACGATATTAATCAGCTTCCCCAAGTGTTCAATCCCGTTACCAGCGAAGAAGCCTAAAGCGATGTATTTGATTACATCAGCCGCCGTCTCTGCTGATAATCCTCCAAACAGCGTCATTAGAAGCACCGTCACTTCGGAAACCAAAAAGATGACCACCTTTCTCCAGCCATTGGTTTTTTCAGGCATGATTACCTCCTTTCTTAATGTTATGTTTAATATCCGATATTCCTTCCATCACTTTCCGATAACAAGCCCAACACAAATGATATTTATCTACTTCGCTGTATTTATTAGGAGGGCTCAGTAAAATAGCTCCTTGTTTATCTAATTCTTGAAGACAACAAAAACACTCTACTTTAATCATAATTCACCCCCCTCCCTCCACCTTCTCGATGAAGGTGGTTAGTTGTTCGTCTGTCCAATTAGTCGGAGCATGAAGGCAAATACTATAATAGTGAGGGCAGTTATTAGGACACATCCATCCTTCAAGTTCCTCATCCCAATATTCTTGTTTCTTACACTCCTCCCTCACCTTCTGGAGAAAGGAGAGGATGGGTGAAGTTCCTAACCCCTCCACCACCAGCACCCCTTCGTCAATATCCTTTTGTAATTTAATCAGTTCTTTCGCCCCCTCAATCACGAGGCGGAGGGCTTCGGCACTATTTTCAACATTGTCAAACCCAGTTTTATTAGCAACTTCTCTAAGTAAATTATATTCATATTTTGCCAGTTCAATCGCCTTTTCCAGTTCCTTGCTCATTGGGCCTCCTTAAATGTAACTTGTGCTTCTTGTCGGGTTTTACATATCTTTTACAAAGGAAACAATAAAATTTAATACCTACTTTAGTTTTTGCTGGCTCAGGTCTGCAAATACAGGGAATATTATTTTCATCATAATGATATAGCTCCATCACTCCCCCTCGGTTAGCAGGGTGAGAAACCATTTGAGGTCTGTCCTAACCATGTATTGTTCAGCAGTTAAGGTCCCCTGTTGTTCTAACTTATCAAGTTTGTCTATTTCTTCTCTTACCTTCCCCACCACATCCTTCATCCGCTTAAGATTAAACCTTGCTAATTCAAGTGCTTCATGTTCTTGCTCGCCAAGGCAAACTTCTTCAGGCGGAACTCTTATAGGATAACTCAAACCAGTTCCTTCTAACGGTTCAGTAGTCTCAATAGGTTCTTGTAATTTTTCTATTATCTCAATCGCCTTTTCCAGTTTCATCACTCCCCCTCGGTTAGCAGGTCACATATCCATCTAAGAGTTAATAATTCTGCACCACCATACCCTTGCGGGTCATCAAGTCTGTTATTAATTCTTCGAGAAAATCGTGCATCTTTTAAAATATTAGGGTCCATCTTTTCAAGTCTGTCTATCTCTTCTCTTACCTTCCCCACCGCTTTCTCAACCAGCTTGGCGGTGGAGAGAAGAACTTTAATTCCTTCTAACTCATTCTCTGCAACATCAGAAACATTGCCACCGTGCTTTTCTTCATCAATGGTGCCTTCCCAATAAGATATCTCAGATTCAACTACTTCAATCGCTTCCTTCCTATCCATGCTTGTTCTCCTTGTTCTTAACTTCTAATTTCTCACCACACAACCAACCTAAAATAAATCCTATTACAAATACCATAAGAACAATCCACGCAAATACAAATAGCGGCAAATTTACCATCTTCACCTCCCTCTTTAAACTGGCTCCCTCTGCTTGTCCTCCTTAGTATATTTCTCAATTATCTTGTGGACTTCTGTTAAAACTTTATCTATATTAACCTTCCTTTTCCTGAGTTCTCTTACCTGTTCACAAATATTAGGTGATTCGCCTCCGAGGATATATTCTATAAGTAAGGTTCGATTGCTCATTTCTTTTATTTCCATCTTCACCCTCCCTCTTTAAATCTGTGAAACAGCATAATTATCAAATATTTCTTTAGCTTTTTTCTTATTACCTTCTTTACTATATTTGATATACAATTTATATTTATCATCTGCTAAGACAAAAGACATCATACATGAGTAGACATCTTTTTTCATTGCTTTTATCAACATAGATTGACTTATAATCCCGCCACAAATAGCTCCACTCATAACATCACCTCCTTTCAAACCTGGCCCCCCTATGCTTGTTGTTTAACCGCCACACGCCGCTAACATTTTTTGCCATGTTTATATGATCTTTCCTTATTAACAGCGTGCTTGCAGACTATTTCCAAAAACAAATCTATGTTTAAATATTCACTGGCATCCATTACCCGGATTGCTATATCAGCAAGCTCCTCTCTAAGATTTTTATCATCATCTTTTCTGTAAGCCTCTAATGCCTCTGATACCTCAGAATGAATAAGACATAATAGCTCAGGTATAGACCGAGTATCATTATAAAAGCCTTTTGCTTTAGCGTTATTATGTATATCCTTCTGCAAAGCCTTAAAATATTTGTGAGCATTTAATCTTTCAGTATCACTACTCATCAGCATTATTCTCCTTTTAAACCTGGCTCCCGGAAGCCTCCCCTCGCCTGTTTGTAACATGAAAAGGCTCGGTTGTTTGTATGTTACCGCCGGGAGCCCTAAGAGGTTGACCGGATACTGGTCTTAACTACAGCCAACCCCAACCACTTACTCCCTCTCGTAAACATAGACTGATGCCTATAAATCCTTTCTCCAAAGAGCCAGGCTACCCCCAATTCCTAATGAAAACTCATTCTCATCAGGGTTATAGATTACCCACAATGCACCTAATTGCAATTCACCGATTGAGAAGATTGAGCCTCCAATACCTATCTCAATATCCACTTCCTTGCTTTCCGCTCTTGAAGAAGCTAATACAAATATTTCTCCTCTTGGTTTAAAGGCTGTAGGTTTCTTGGTCTGATATTCAGCAAAGAAACCACCACCTAACGCACCACTCATAAAGGATGTTTGCATTGGGTTAAATCGCATCCTTATAAATTGAGTAGTTAACATTGGTCCCATTCTAACTGGCCCGATAGTGTCCTCCTCAGCCCTCACTACTCCCACTATTAGGAATAGCAGGGCAATGACTGTTAGCACCACACTTGCTTGTTTCAATGCTTTCATTTGAGACTCCTTTCTGTTAATTGTTTAGGCTTGCGATATGTTACATTACCACTTAACCAATTATCTATTTTTAATGTTCCACAGATTTTACACCAGTATAATCTTATTATTCCACTTCTTGTTGAATAGTAAGTCCACTTATGCTTCTTCACATTCCTCCTCCTCGCACTCCTCCGGGTTTCTCCCTAAGCTACAATCGGGTTCTGGTTTCCAACACTTTGTGCCGAAGTGTTCTAAGGGTTCGTAGTAGATTCGATAGTATTCACATTCGGTGCAGGGCATGGGGTATCCTCAATCTTGATTGTGATTATTTTAAATGTCTTTCTGGTATCCACTGTTGGCCAAGAACTTATGAATTCCTGTGCTTGCTTTTTTCTGTAATAGGTCATTGGTATTACAGACTCTCCATTATATAAAGTTGCGGGATAGGGTCTCTTTAGTTCTTTATCCCAAATTAAATAGATTTTTCTCTTATCCATCACTCCTCCTACTCCAGCTTGTCTGGTTATGGAATATTATATTCAGGTATTGGTAATTTTCGCTCTATCGTTACATACCCTTTTCCATGACAATTACAGCAAGTTTCAGGTATGCTTCTTTCGTAAGTCCAAAATGGAACTATTTCAATACTACCATCATCATGTTGTTTAAGATGACCATCATTATAACAACCTAATACAACTCCCCATCCATGACATAATAAACATTTATACCTAACATAAAATAATATGAATAGTAATTTAGCTATTAATATAACTATATTCATCTCTCACTCCAGCCCGTCAAGGAAGCGGCGGACTTGGGTTGTTAAAGAAAAATAACTGGTTTTAATATCTATTATCCAGTTGCCACTATCCGTTTCCATGATACAAATCCCATCAAACCCTTTTACCTTCCCCCGCTTCTCCCAAATCTTAGTAGCCTCTTGCCAGACTTCGGATTCTTTCATTCCACTCCCTTTAGGAATTGGTCGACCTCGGCATAAGTATCGAAATATCTTGTAGCGACATAACTCAAATTAGATTGACTTATTTTAATTAACCAATGGTCACCATTAAAATACTGTTCTATTAAGCACAAATACTATTTCTTCATTCATTACTTCTTCTCCTTTAACAATACATTCCACCTTTTATCAAGTATGTATCCCAAAGAGTTAATTTTATTGAGGCTCAATTCCAGATTCTCCAGCAGAAACCTAAGCAGGGCAAGGGCTTCTTTTTTAGTAAGATGGATATATGCAGAATTATCGGGGTATCTTATCTGAATAGGGAAACCCTTATTTTTATATTCAAAAACTATTCCTTTCAACCGTTTCGTCTTCATCTCGCCTCCGGGTGGGTTAATTATCATCAGACTTAATTAAAATATATGCTCCGATTGCAATCCACACACAACAAGCTATAATACCAACGATAAGAAATATTTTCATCACTTCCCCTCCAGAAAGCGGGTTACTTCAGTTTTTATTAATTTATCTATTGAGCTGTTAAAACCGTCTATGAAACCTTTTGTATAAATAAGGTGTTCTTTTTTCTTTGTATCAGTTTTATCGTTTTCGTAATCTTTGCAGGCTTCCACCCCAACTTCAATAATTGCATTTAATCCAGAGATTAATATACCTATAAATTTTGATTTATAGATATTTTCTTTCACCGCTTCAGGCTTGGTCATTGTGGCTCCTTAATTTTCGGAAATTCCTTTATTTTTTCTGGCCATTGCAAGTTAGGTTTTAGGAATAAGGGAATGTTAGCTTTTCTTACGCTTTCAATAAGTGGCTTTGCCCATCTCTGGGTACTGATAACATCCTTTGGGTTGCTGGCTCGGCCTATGCTCTCGGCACCAATGATTACCCAGTCAAGATCGTCAATAGAAGAGTCAATAAATCCGTGAAGAGGTTCAAAGGATACAAATTTGACATGAGCACCTTTGGTTACTAAAATCTCCCACATTCGGTGAATATGATGCTGACTTTCAACAGTAGCACCAAGCCAAGCGTTCGGCAGATCACTCCAATCATATCTCAAATATCGCTTCGGATTTTTAGTTAGGAACTGAAATATGTGCTGAGGACATCGTTTGATTATTGACAGAACTTCTTCAATCTGCCACTGCGAAACCCAGCTTCCCCACATATCTCCAGTATTAGCAACGAATATCATGGAGGGCTTTTTTAATTTTAAGGGTTGTTCTAAGCGATCCGGGTGAAATTGCGGAGTCATGTCCTTAGTGAACCGTTTGACATAGCAATAAGGACAGCCATGCTTACAACCGGTGATGATTTTCCAAGTAAAATCAGTCCATTCAATTTTAGTTTTATTCATCCCTCCTCCTCCAGTTGGGTTAGGGCTGTCTTGCCGAGCCGTTTAATAAACTCCCTCTCAGTGCAGATCTCATTGTCTAAAACAACGCTGCCCGGACTGAGACTATATCGTTTGACCTTCATAGAGGGTGCGGGTATTTCAAGCTTTTCAGCTTGGTCGTCTGTTAAGAAGATAATGGTCATTTTATCCTCACTATCTTTGGAAACCAGAACTTAGATGCCTTGACTTCTTTGGTATATCCTGCGCGCTCTCGCCAATTACCTGCAACTTGAAAATCACCTATCAGTGCAACCTTGCCTTCAACCTTTTTCTTAATCGTTCCCCACAACTCATCACATTCTTTAGCTTTAGGTTTTAGCTGTTCGTGCATTTCAAGCATCTGCTCCAGCTCCGGGTCGTCCTCCAGTTCCATGCCCTTACCTAAATCTATATCAGGCAAACAGATATGAAGGAACGAGCACCCTTCACAAATCCAGTCTTGGTATTCCGGCTCAGGTGGTAATTTGTTTTTCTCCACATAGTCATTGACCAGTTCGGCTTTTTGTAATAGGGCTTCCGTAATTTCGTAATCAAGATTGATAACCAACTGCTTGACTTGAGAATTGAGTTTATTTTTGAGAAGCATGATACCGGATTCAGTATTGTCCATATATAGGTAAATCATTAATTGAAACGGCCACTTCCTCAGCCATACCTTTTTGGCTTCCAACATCATCCGCCAGCCTTCGGGATCAACTTGCCAACTTGGTATCCGATCCCAATCCCAGGGATTGATGGATTTTATTTCACAGGGGAAGGAGCTATCCTGATGTAATATTTTTCCGTCTATGTGCCCGGTTATTTTCTGTTCCTTCAGTTCGTATGGCCTCTGTTGCTGAGTAAAATCAAACCCTGCATTTGTTACATCGTCCACCACGGCTTTTTCATGGACATGACCATCATCAAAAATATACTGGAGTCCTACATCATGCAAAGCCCGGTCCTGCCACCTTGTTCTTAATAAAACAAGGTATTTAAGGCAGGGGTGTCCTATCTCGGAAGCCCGGTTAGAGTTTACCGGCCAGGCTTGTATTTTCTGAGCTTTGCTTTTATTTATGGCCTCTGTTATGTCAATCACTTCTTCCTCCCCTCATTCATCTCGTTGAGTGCCTTCTGCAAGGCTTCCTTGTCTTTTCTTAAATCTATGATGATATTAATTTCATCCTTAGTTAGGTTCTTAGGAATAACACCAGTTATTTTGGATTCAGTGAGAATGTTCAGAGCTACCTCCTTTCCGTCTACCTCTTCCCCGGCCCCTTTTTTCCACTCATTATAAATCTTTTCAACATTGGCATGGACTACATGAGTTTGCTTATCAGACAGCAAGGACACACTCTGCTTACCCCTAACCGTTTTATTATCTCTACCCGTGAAGGTAGTTAATTCAACCAACTGGTCCTTAGCCTTCCCCTCGTCATTGTCATTCATTTCTAAAAGCATGTTCCTGATCTGATCCCGCTTAGATCCTTCTTCAACTGTGCTTTCTCCTTTCTTGCCCTCAGTGAATGAAACTCTCTGTATTTTATCAGTATCAAGGCCGTTCTCTTTTAGCTCCTCTAAGGTAATGTCCTTCATTCCAAACAGTGCCATGATCGCATTGACATAAAAGTTTGAGACCGCCTTTTTAACAATATCGGTTTCGTCTATTTCGGACCGTTTTAATACCCTGCCCTTAGCCTTTGAGAAGAAGGTGTCCTTTTCGGAGCAAGTGCCAAGTGCAAAGACTGAATCAAAACCACCGGGCAGTTCCGCGGTTCCTTCCACTTGATAAAAATAGAACCGCTTTTCTTCATCTTCCGTCCACACCTTTTTAGGGTCTTGGAAGTGTATCTTGACCCCGAAGGGGCGGGCCATCTTCAAAGCTCCCCCGGAGGTCGGGCGGGGCTTATCAGTCCATATTGTCCAGTTTTTCTCATTGGTGGCTTGTATTGCTACCTTCACCACCTTATCGAATCCAGTGATCCTCCGTTCCGCTATTGCTAAGAAATCCTCTACCTTAGCAGGCAAATGAACAATTTCCTCATAATCCTTACCTACTTCAATTTTGCTTTCTTCCGCCATTGGTTTCCTCCTTTGTTAAAAAAATGTTCTCCTTCCATACTCAGCTATGAGTAGTGCATCGCTCTGGCCATGATCTTTTTTCTTGAGATAGAGTTCGGGCCATAGCATATTGGCCTTATTTATCGAGGCCAGCTTAGTGTTGGTTCGATCCATATCTTTCAACATTACTGTTTGCCAAGTCTTGGGGGCTACAATTTCGATGGGATAACTAAGTCCGGCTAATATTCCTAACCAAGCTCCATAACCAAGACAAGTGCTACAAGTAGAAACCAAGCCTTGTTTTTTGAAGGGCTGAGCTTTCTCGATGATAAAGATGAAATCATATTCCTCGCTTTCAGAAGCTAAAAAACTGATTAACATGGAATTCATTTTTTTAAAGTCAAACTCAGTATTTCGTTTGCCGCGCTTCATAACATTAAACACAGGGCAATCCTCAAGCATAAGGATATAATGACCATCTTGATCAAGGGCGGCCACGGCTCCGGTTTTCCCGGGGTCAATTCCAATATAGATTTTACGCATTTAAAGCTCCTTTAGGTTATGATGGATTGTTAGTTGCATTGTTCTTATTTTACTTTTTCCCATTTTTTCAAATATTCATCCCATCCGAGATCGGCCAAGATTTTGAATATTTTGGTCATGTATTTGCCGTAATGCTTTTTAATATCGTCCCAACAGAATTGCAAAACAAAAATTCTACTACCTATTTCTTGTTGTTTAATAGTGAACTTTTTAAGATGGTTTCTCATTAACTGAATTGCTATCTCGTGGGACATATTATATTCTTTAACCCCTTCGAGGTTAGCCCCTCTGAGGTAAGCCCCTCTGAGGTAAGCCCCTCTGAGGTTAGCCCCTCCGAGGTTAGCCCCTTCGAGGTTAGCCCCTTCGAGGTTAGC